TCCCGACCGTGGTCGGCGCGGTCACAGCGAAACGTACGTCGATGCTGGTGGCGCTGTTGCGCTTGATCGTCAACCACACGCTGCCGCGCGTGACGATCTGCCACGTGTTCGTCGCGGCGATCCACTCGGCCAGCGATAGCGCGGGAGTCGTGCGCCGCACGCCCGCAGTGCCCGTGCCTGCGGATACGAGCGTCCATCCGTTGGCGAGCAGCAGCGTCATGAGGGCGCTGATGCCATAGCCGACGTCCGCGCCGACGGTGGCGATATTCACGTTCGTTTGCTTGGCCATCAGACCACCTTCCCGTTCACGATGTAGTTGCCGACGCTGCGGAAGATGCGGCCGAACACGACGCCCGCTTGGCCAGTCTGGACCAGCTCGCCGTCACGCGTGATAGGCAGGAACGGGCGCGCGGGTATAGTGCGGGTGCCGAATTGCTGGTAGCCCGCGTATTTCGCAGTCGCGAAGAAGAAGATGCTACGCGCGCCGCTTGCGGTGTTTGTGCTGCGCTTGAGGTCGCCACTGTCATTGAGCGGACTTGCCGAACCCTTGCGGCGCTTCTTGATCGTTGACGGCGCGAGCGGCAGCTTCCACTTAACGCCACCGGGTGAAACGTAAGTGTTGTACGGCATCGTTATCAGCCGCTTCACCGCTTCCGCACCGACCTTCATGGCGGGCGTCATGTCCTGCGTGCGCGCAGCCATCGCGGACAGCTTGCGCTGCAAATCCGCGGGCGACTTGCCCGGTGGGTAGCTGACAGCCATTAGAACAGGATGAGCGAGCGCGTCGAGAAGATGCGCTCCGACGAAACCATTTCGGTGCCGTTGATGATGTCCGCGCCACCGTCACCGCCCAGCGGGTCGCGCGACAAACCGGGCAGGTCGAGACGCACGCCGTCGGTGGCGTAGATGCTCGACGGGTCAGGGATGGTCGCGACGATCTCCGCGGGGATCTGGACGCCGCGCGCGTAGAACGACGCCAGCTTCAACCAGACGCCAAACGACATGAGCCGCAGCAGCTCGAAGGCCGCGCCGCTGCTGGGCACTTGCGGCGACAAGGTGACGCTGCTGTAGCCGCCCTTCGCGCACGCCGACAGCACGACGGCGTCCGCGCTCGCGATGTACGCCGCGCGCGCGCCGCTGTCGGTGGCGATGGCCGCGTACTGCGCTGGGCCACGCGTGCCGCCGCCCAGCATCGACTCAATGTATGCGTCCGTGAGCAGGGCCATGTCACGCCTCCTTGCGCTGGTAGTAGCCGGGCGCGTCACCCGCAGACGTCAAGGTGACGAAGGTCATGCCCGACGGCTTCTTGACGAGCAATCGCACGAGGCCGGTGCCGTCCACGTCGAGCGTCTTCACCACAGCCTCGCAGACCACGCCAGCGAAGGTCACGAAGCGCACGACCTCTCCGACGGCTAGCGGCCGCTGTAGCGCCTCTGGCGCGCCCGCAGACGCCTCCGCGTCGGCCTTGGCCTTGCGCTTCGCCCCAGCCACGTCAGCGCCCCTGCCGCTGCGTCGCCGCGTCGAGTCGCGCGTTGATTTTCGCCAACGCTTCGACGATGCCGCCGAGCACCGCCGCGTCCGTCGTGGACGACGTCGAAGCCTGCGCCGCGGTCTGCGCGATGACAGCCGCGCGCTTGCGCTCGTGCTCGAGCTCGATGGTGTCCAGCTCGCCCACGACCTCGACGCTCGTCAGCGGCAGCGGGTCGCGCAGCGTGATTGCGCGGAACTGCGACTCAGCCGACAGCGGGCACTCGCCCTCCGGCCGACGCGTCTCCGCGACCCACGCGGCGACGTACTGCGGAAGGTTGGTCTTGCAGGCGTCGTACTCCGCTTCACGCGTCTCGAGGAGGCGCATTAGCTGCGGGAGGTCGCTGCGGTAAATCTGGATTTCGTGCGTGCCGCTTGCGTAGGACCGGCCGTCGTTGAGCATCTGACCCATCTGGCCGGGACGCACGGTGACGCGCACGAGCAGTCGCGCCTCTGGTCGAGCGTTCGCGGCGACGTGCCCATACGGGGTCACCGCGTCGTATTGAAGTTCCATGAAATCATCTCCTCTTGATGACGCCGCAATATGCAGCGGGACCGTAGGCCGGAGTTGCACCGGCCACGCGCTTACGCGCGCTGCGACTCGCACGGTTGTTGGTGACATGACCTCTCAGCGAGAAATCATGTCAAAGCCGTCAAAGGATGCCGGCATACACCGTAGGCCAGAGTCCGGCGGCATACTGACCGTCGGCGATCAATCCGAAAGTCAGCGCGTCGTTCTGCATAACCGTCGGGCTGCTCAGGTCGATGTCAAGCTGCTCGCGCGGCGCGGAGCCTTCCACGAAGAACATCGGCTTCGCGCCCCCCGGTCCCTCACCGATGAGGTACCAGTAATCGTCCTGCGTCCCAACGATGCGCGGGTCGACGATGAGGTCAACGAGGCCGTTGTAGGCGTTGGAGACGCCCGCAGACGCGACGACCGACGCAGCGGCCTCAAGGCCCGTTGCGGCGACCGAACGACCGCGGATGTCCATCTTCGTGATCTCCGCGCCGACGAGGCGGTTCTTCGGCCCGACCACGAGGTAGCGCGGGACGATGCGGAAGGGCTCGCCGTTCTCGCGCTGGTAGCTCGTCATCGCCGCGAAGGCGGTGTCGAACGTCAGCGGCGAGAGCGCCGAGGTCGTCTTGTTCGACTGGTTGCCCGAGGGCCCGTTCGGGTGCGAGGTGCTGATGAGATTGACACCGTCGTAGCCGACAGGGCCGTCACCGCTGTTGAGGAAGAGCCCCTGATGCAGCACGAAGTCCTTGTAGGACTGCGCCGCCGACATGAACTTGCGCACGCGCGCCGCGACGATGCCGGTGCGGTCGTACTCCGCGTCACGGCGACGGACCTTCAATTGCACCGCCCACGTCGTCAGCGCGACGTTGAGGCGGTACGCGCGCGACACGCCGGTCTGGCGCGCACCGGCGAACTCCAACCAATTGCCCAAGAAATCCTCGAGGATGATGGACGTGGTCGTGCCGCCGTCCGCGGGAATCGTCTCGCAGATCGCGTTGACGAGGCCCTCGTCCGCGGAGGACGTAAACAACTCATCGGCCATCGTGCGGAACACGGTTGCTGCCGCGTCAATGGCAGTCTGATTAATGACGTGGGATGAATCAGCCATGTTGGAATCTCCTGTAAATCGTTGGCGCTTATAGCGCTATCAGGTCGTCGCCGTGCTGCGAACTTTGACCCACGCGCGCGTCGTCGAGACCACCTCAACGATTTCACCGACCTTGCAGTCATTGGTGCCGTCAGCCACCGACGTGACGCCATCGCTGTCCTCGATGACGCAAACGTTGCCGGTCAGCGCCGCAAGCGAAACGTTCGTCGCGAACAGCTCCTCGTGGCCGTACTTGACGTTGATCTTCGTGCCCGCAGGCGCGGAAATCACAGTGTTCGTCGCGATGCCGACAAACGAACACGAAGCCGTGTCGTCGCCGCGTTCAGCGAGGTTGTTTGCGGTCACGACCATGACGAGGCTGCCCTCGTAGATGGTCTCGCCGGTCTTGACGGTGTACGTGGCATAAGAGGCAAGAGCGTCGTTGCGCGTCTGACGCGCGGTCATTGCGGTGAGGTGAGCCATGATGAGTCTCCTGAGTGAGCGTTGATATCAGCGCGCGTCAAGCGCCCGAGTTGCGAGCCGCGTGCTTCGACAGCATCACGGCGACGTGCTTCTTCGCGGCCTCGCCACGCAGGCCAGCGGCCTTAGCGTCAGCCTCGAAGATCTTGGCGATCGGGTCCTGCGACGCCGACAGCGAGAGGGTGTTCGTCGGCGCACGCGGGCCGGTGACGAGCGAGCCCGTGGGCGGCTGCGCGGTCGCGGGGAGCGCCGAGTAAATGTCGAGCGCAATCTGCTCCGACTGCTGCGACGCGGTCACGAACGCGGCGCGCTGCGCCTCGGTGACGCGGCCCTCGCTAAGCAGGCGCGAGAACGCAGCGTCGATGCGCGCGGTGCGCTCGAGGGCGACGCGCTGCTCGCGCTCCTTCGACAGCTCGGCGACCTGCGCCTGAAGGGTCTTCACGGTGCTCGCGAGTTCGACCGCACGCGCCTTGTGCGCGCTGAGCTCGACGCTCGTGCGCGAAAGCTGAGCGTTGGCGTCGGCGGTCATGCCGCTGACGGGGCCAGCGACGAGAAGCGCCGCGATCTGGTCAAGCTTCTCGGTGACGCTCGCGAGCACGCCCGCCTCGTCCATGCCGGTCGCCTCGACGAGCTTCGCGAGCACCATCGTCGCAGCGGCCTCGCTGGCCTCCTCGACAAGCTCCTCCGTCTCGGGCATCCCCTCCGCGACGGCCTCTTCGACCATTGCGACGTCGTCCTGTAGCGCAATGCCGGACAGCTGCCGGATGCTGCGCGCGATGCGCGCAAGCTCGGCCATCTTCTTCGGCTTGCACGCGGCGTCCACGACCTCTTCGGTGATAGCCGCGACGGGCATGGCTTCCTCGGCCATCGCGCCCGCAAGCGCCACGAGTGCGTCAAAGGCCTTCTTCATTTTTTCCGGCGACGCGTCTTTGGCGAGGCCGAGTGCAGTCGCGATCGACATGAGAACCTTGTTCGGATCCATTGCGAGACTCCTTGTTGACCTCCGCGACGGAGTCCCGACGCGGGAGAGTGTGATCGGGGTCATCCCCGGCAGAAACGGTGACGGCGTGAGGCCGAGTTCGTACAGCTCCGCGAGGCCAGCGACCTCGCCAGTCGCGCGGTCAATCGGCGCGAAGTCGACGACGACGCTACAGAAGCGCTGCGCGCCCGCGGCGATCCTCTTCGCGGCATCAGCGGTCCACTCGACGTAGCCCCACAGTTCCGCGCCGTCCTTGCCATCGCGCACCTCGAGCGCCTGAATCCAGCCCGCGGCATCGATGGGCACGCCCATGTCGTGGCGCGGGTGACCCCAGAGCACCGGCACCGGCTGCTCGCTTGCGTCGTAAAGCCGCTTGATATCCGCGAAGACCTCGCGCGTGAATTGGAACGGCCCCGCGGGGTGCCCGTTCCACTCCGACTCATAGGCCATCTCGACCCACGAGCACTGCGCGTCACCGAGCAGCGGCGACTTCATCGCGGGCGCAGCGGCGACGTCAGCGAACGCGCCGAGCGTGGCGCGCAATGCGAGTTTGCGTGAGCCATCGAAGGCTGTTGCGGTCGATGCCATGATTACCTCACAAACGACGACGCGCCGAAGCCGGGCGTCATTGCGAATCCCGCTGGGATGCTGGTGATGACCTGCAAGCCCTCGTCGCGGAGTTCCTCTTCCGACAGCGTCGTGATGACGCAGCGGCACTGGAAGCCTCCGGGCGGCGAGATATTGGCGAAGCTGCTGTCGTCAGCGCGCCACACTTTGCGATTCATGGGCGCGTGCTCAGCGCGAACGCGATTGTCCTGCGCTGTCAGCCACTGCCGATAAGGCCTCGCGTCGAGTACGTCGGGATCGTTCATCTGCGTCCAGCGTCCCGCGCCGTAGGCCGTGGCGACATTGGTGCGGTAGACGTTCTCAAGGTAGCTGGCGTCCTGCGGTGCGATGCCGAGCGTAATGGTCTGGTCTTCCATCGCGCGTCTGAAATCGCGCAACGTGTTGCCCTCTTCGAGCGTGCGTTGCAGCTCCTCGACGGCGCGGCGCGAGATAACGTCAAGCTGCTCGTCGGTGGCAAGCGCAGCGCGGCGACGGTACGCGCGCAGCACGAACTCCAGGATATCGGGGTCACCGCCACGCTCGCGCCAGAAGGCCACCGCTTCCGCGAATGGCATCTTGAGAAATGCGGGCCGCAAGTCGACGGCGAGTTGCCGCTGCGCGCCCTGCGGCTCGAGCTCCACGAGGCGCACGAACATCTGGCCCGCCAAGTCGCTCTTGACGCTGGCCTCGTAGATCAGCCGCTCCAGTTCAGGCGTGCCCTTGAACGCCTCGACGGCCTTCGCGACAGCATCCGCGCCACCAGCCGACGCGATGGCGATGGCCTCGCGCACCGGCGTAAACGCGACGACGCCTTCTAGGGTCGTCTCCGCGGCTACGACGTACGGTCGCCCGATTACTGCCTGTACGCGCGCCTTGTCCGCGGGGTCGCTGAGAGCGAGGACGTCTGCGAAGTCACCGACGTCATCGACAGCGCTGGCATCCCATGCGCCGAGCCCGGCGACGTCGAGAAAGGGCGCTCCGCGGACGCACCTCCGAGCGTGTCAGCAGGCGTCACAGCCTCAATCGATGGCAAGCCCGTCTCGACTGGCGGCGCGCCCTCAAAGGGCAGCGGCGAGCCGGGAGGCGCGGGCAACAGCTGGATCTTTGCGATGTTCTCGCCGCCGTCCTCGACGCTCCACGCAGGCAGGCCCAGCGAAGCGCGAATCTCGTTGACCTTGACGCTGCCGGTGTCGATCGCGTCGCGCGTGATCGGCAGGCTGTCATCAAACAGCGTCTCGATGACGGGCAGCGGGATATCGGCGCGGCGCAAATTGTAGTATGCGAGCCACCTGACCACGTCGCGCGTGATGCTGCCCCACATCAGCGTCGAGTCTAGCTTGCTGTTCTCGAGGCGCACGCCGTCGCGCGTCTCCGTGCTCGAGCGCGAGCCGTTTGCGCCGCTGAGGTAGAGGTCGGGACTGACGCCGAGCGCGAGGAAAAGCTCCTCATTCAGCGACGCGCGAAGCTCTTTCCAGACGCCCGTCGAGCCTGCGCCCGCGGGGTCGATGATCTTGATATCCGACGTGCCTGACGTGACGCCCACTGAGTCGGCCGTGAGCTGCTGAAGGTCATCAAGAATGCGCTGCCGCTGCGCGCTATCCGACGACGCGGCCATCTGCGCGAGCACGAGCGGGTTGCCGAAACGCTCAGCGCCGATGAGCCAGAATGTCCACACGTTGCGCTTGAAGAGCCAATAAAAGACCGCGGCAAGGAAGTCGCCTTGATCCATCGGCCGTCCGGGGTCCGTCCACGGCACGTGCACAAGAAACTTCGCGGGGTAATTGACCGTGTTGTACCACTGGTAATCGAAGTCCCTGACCTCGAGCGACCAGTCCTGCGCATACCGCAGATTGCGCGTCTGCACCGGCACCGGCTGCGGCATCCACGCGCCGCCACGACGCGACCACACCAGTTCGTGACAGCTGATGCCCATGCCGATGGCGTCGAGCACCCTCATCAAGAACGTCTCGCGCGCCTCGAGGCTGGTCAGCCACTCCTTGGTCAACTGCACCAACTCTTCGGCCGCGCCACGCATCTCAGGCGCGACGTCGTCGGCCATGCGCACGGCGAACCCACGGCCAGCCACCGACGAGCGGCGCGTGCTGTACGCGCGGCGCACGACGGGGTCACGGCGCATTTGAGTCGCCATGTCGGCCCAGTATTCGTAATTGCCGAAGTCAAGCTCACGCAGCGCCGTCGAGATACGCCCCGGCGACACCGGCTGTAGCGCGCGCCCGCTGATGGCCGACAGCGACTGCGGCCTGATGACGCGGCCCATCTCTGGGATACGCGTGACCGGCCCCATCGGCTCGACGGGCGCAGCTGCAGCGACGGTGGCCGCGGGCTGCGTGCGTGGCTTGCGAGACGGCATTGCTAACCCCAGTAGTTCTTGCGCCCGACGCGGGGCGCGTAGTCTGTCGTCAGGTCAGCAGACACGCGCCTGCCAGTGCTCGCGACGCCGCTGCCGACGTGCATTTCCGCGAGCAGGTCGAAGGCCGCTGCAAGCGCGTCGATCTGATCGTCGTGCGCGTCGCCCTGTCCTGTGAAGCGCGCGACCTCGTCGCAGAGGTCAGGCAGCCACGCGGCGCCCTCGCGCACGAGCACGCGGCCCGCGTTCCACGCTGCTGCCAGCGGTGTGGCGCGCGCGTACTTGTCTCCGATGGCTGTCTTGACCTCGACTTGCAAGCCCACGCCTCGAGGCGGTGGAAGCGCGAGGAAATCCAGCGCGCCACGGTCTGCGCCGCCCGCATAGATGCGCGATGCGGTGTGCGGCCAGCGCGCTCTGAGCATCGCGAGCTGCTGCGCAAAGTCGCTCGCACGCATCTGCGCGCGCAGCACGTCGAGAACGTAGTATCGGGCGTCGGCGCCGCTGCCTGCCTTGCCCATCACGACCGCGACGCTCCAGTCCGCGGAGGTCTTCGCGCTGTACGCGAGGTCGAGGCCGATGCCGCGCGTGAGCTCGCCCGGTGGCGTCGTGTACGTCGTCGGCGTCGCGCTGAACACGGCACCGCCGCGTGCTCGAGGCTGGCCCATGTAGAGCGCTGCCCATTCATACGGGCCGACCTCGCGCTCACGCTGGCGAAGAAACTCACGCGGCCTCTGCGACGGCCACAGCGACTCGTCCTCGGCGGTGATCGCCGGAAGGTTGACGACTTCCCAGCCGTCGGCCTCCAAGCGCCCGATGAGGTCGTCAGGATGCCAGCGGGTATGGACGACTAGACAGCTGCCCGTCGGAGCGATGCGCGTCAGTGCCGTTGACCGCAACCAGTCGCTGATCTTCTCGCGCTCGCGTCGACTCTCGGCTTCCTCGCGATTCTTATGCGGATCGTCAATCACCACAATCTGCGCCGCGTAGCCGGTCAGCGGCCCGCCGATGCCCGTCGCGAGCAGCCCACCGCCCTCGACAAGCCGCCAGCGTCCAGCCGCGCTCGTGTCGTCGCGCAATGACAAGCCAGCCTCGCGTGCGAGGTCGCGGATTTCCTTGCTGCGGTCGTGCGCGAAATCTGCGGAATACGACGCGTAGACGATCGGCCACGTGGGATGCCGCGAGAGCATCTGCACGATTCCATGCTGTATCAGCGTCGTCTTCCCGAACTGCGCCGGGACGCTCACGCACGCGCGCACCGTCTCGCCACGCATCGCGCGCTCGAAGAGAGCAGCCACCGGCGCAAGGTGACGCGGCGGCTCCCATCGCGGCGAGAGCGCGTGCACGTAATCCACGAGGCTCAGTCGTCGTCGCGGGTCTTCACGCGATGGCGACTTCTCGGCGCGCAGCCGCTCAAGCTCCTGCGCCGCTGCCGCTCGCAGCCGCGTTGACATCTGCGCCTGCCGCCGACCGCGGATGAGTTCGCGCACCGTCATCAGTGCGCCTCGACGTCGGCCTCGTCGTCGTCGGCCTTGTCATCGCCAGCGAGCCGCGCGAGCAGCACCGCGTACCACTCCGACGGCAGGCACTCGCGAGCAGCGGTGAGCACGTCGTTCGCCGCGGCCTCTTGCGCGCGGATGACCAGCTGCTGCGAGGGCGCGTATGTCTCGGGCATCGTGCGCTCGAGCAACCATGCGCGGGCCTTCCAGTCGGCCTCTTCGCCAGCCTGCGTGGGCTTGGCCTGCAAGCGAATCTGGTCGAGCATCGACTGCTCAAATGCCGAGCGCGCGCGTGCGACAGCGCCGAAAAATTCCGCGTATGGCTCGCGTCCTGCGTCAGCCTGCGAGCGCCACTTCTCAATGCATCGCGGCGACACGCCCTCCGCTTCGAGCGCTGCCGGTAGCCGCAGCCCATTCTCGACTCGCGCGCATACCCGCTGCGTGAACGCTGGCGTGATATGCGATGGCCTACCGAGCGGCGTGCTCAGCTGCTTAGGCTCATCGCCCTTCCGCTGCCGCTTGCTCATGCCACCACCATCGCAGGAATCCCGCGCATCGTAAGCGACGCACGCCGGATAACCCTTGCGCAAGCCGATTGATTTGCAGCGTATGGCGGCGATTGACGCATTACTCGCCCCTCTTGCGCGGCTTCGGTGGACGCCTGCCCGACGCAAGGTGCTCGGCCATCCACGCCTGCAATTCCGACTTCACTGCGACGACGCCCGCGAACGTCTTGTAGACCGGGAGCGATTTCTCGTCGCTCAGATACCGCACCGTGCGCTCGCTGCACCCGCACGTCGTCGCGATTTCCTTCCAGCCTTGCAGATCCCACGGTGTTGCTCGCGTCGCAGCCATAGCCGTCAACCTCCTGTCGAGCGGGACCAGCCCGCGCGCGCTCATCGCCCGATATAGCTCAAGCAGCCCCTCGCGTCGCATCGTGATCACGTGCCCCACTGGCACCTCGACGCCGAACGCCTGCGACGCGTACGCCGCAATCTCCGACGCAAGCGGCTCCGTGTACGGGTCAACGTCCTCGTCGCCCTTACGCGGCCTGCCACGCACGGCGATGCGCGTCTTAGGCCGTTGCTGCCGAACGCCCTCGCCGTGACGCGGCTGCGGATGCTGCATCGGTAGCCGCGAGCCCATCACGCCGAGCACCGACCACACGACGACCGCCCGCGCCTGCGCTGCCGTCAGCCGCTCCTCGACGGGATACGTCGTCAGCGTCCAGCCGTCCGCGAGGCACAGCGCCCACAGCCGCGAGACGGGCGCGATTCGCTCGACGGCCCGCTGCGCTGCGTCGCCCTGCGATGCCCCGCTGCCGCCCCACGTCTGCGCCTCAAACCGCGCAGGGTCGCTGGTCGACCGCAAGGGCGCACCGTCGATGCTGGCGGCGTCTAGGGCCCGTAGCGCGCCAAGGACGCCATTGAACGGCGGGCGGCTGCTCTCGCCGCGGTTCTCGCGCGCGATGATGGCGAGCGCGACGCGTGTGGCCTCGTGCTTGCGGCGTGCCCGCTCGCGCATCATCGCCGGGGTCAGCGTCTCGACGGGCGCGGCGTCGCGGTACGGCTGCGCATCGAGCGCGTCCACCAGCGCGACCTCCGAGACGTGGTCCTCGAGCAGCTGCCGCACGTCGACGCTGAGCGCGCTGCGCTTCACGACGCCTCGCCGGTAGCTGCGGACTTTTGCGCGCGAGGTCTGGACGTTACGCGCGCAGGTCTGGACCTTTGCGGCTTCGCGACGACGATGCGCTCGAGCTCCACGACGCGCACCTCGACGCGGGGCCGCTCGCGGTCGACGTGCGTCGCGACGAGCAGCGTCGTGATCTGCGAGTCATCGAGGTACAGCACGCCGTTGAGCGCGTCGAGCAGCGTCTTCGCGATGTTGTCGAGGTCGCGTCGCCGCTCGTCGGGAAGGTACGCTTCGACGTCGACACGGTAGCGCGACGCCTTCGACGGCAACCACGGCCCGCGTGGTCGCGCGGCGAGCGCGTGATAGCGCACTGTCGCTTGATACGCGCGCTGCTTCGCTGGCGTGAAGCGCCTCGCGCCCACCGACGCTGCGCGCTGCCACGGCACGACCGGCCCCGGCACGGTGAACGACACGTCCATCATCGGCTGCGCCCTCGCAGCTCGCGCTCAGCGTCCTGCGCCTCGTAGTCCGCACGACGCTGCGCTGCTGCGCGCTCATACTCCGCACGCGACTCCGCGGCCTCCTCGCTGGTGCGCCCCCAGTGCTTGCGCTGCGACGGCGTCCACGTGCGCTCCGAGGTCGCCAGCGATGGATTGAGCTCTATCTGGCAGCGGCCGCATTTACCGGCGACGAAGCCGACGTGGCGCGGGCACTGCGGCGGTAGCTGGCCGGGCATCAGTTCGACGTCCTGTCAGGCCGGATGCTCAGCTCGACGGTGATGCGCTCAAGCCGCATCGGGCACCAGCGCGGCGGTGTCGTCGGCGGCTCCGTCGCAAGGTCTGGCGACGCAACGACGATGCGGTCGTCCGATACGGTGCACGCGTGCTCGATGGTCATTGAGTCGACGCCGCGGATATCGGTGCCCAAGAACGGGCACGTCGCGCACCCGTCGAAGATGATCAGTTGCATTTGCGTTGCTCCGCTCGCGCTGGCGCTCGACACCGACGATCCGACTCGCGCTGTTGTTTGAGTCGTGCTTGATGCGCGCAAGATTG